CGAGTGGCGGGAGCCGGAGCAGTTCTTCGCGCCGCAGTGGCGCGAAATCGGCCCGGACATTCGCACCACGAGCGTTTCCGGCCGGCTGCGCGTCGGCAGCGCGGACTCCACGGCAAAGACCGGCGCAGCCGACATGCTGGGCCGCCTGGGGGCGCGCGGCCAGGGCGCCGCGGAGAAGAGCATCGCCACGGACGTCGCCGGCACGCTGCGGCCGCGCGGCACGGATGCGGCGGGCAAGTTTGCTGCGCACGACCAGGCCGGCCGGTTGCGCGCCGCCGGCGGCGACGACACCGCCAAGCGCGGCCAGAACGATCAAGCGGGCCGGCTGGCGCAGCAAGGGGCTGTGCTCACGCTCAAGGTGGGCGGCACGTCGATCGCGGGCGCGTTTTCGGCGCGCGGTGCCGCTGTCGCCGCCAAGACCGGCGGCGCGGACCAAAATGGGCGCCTGCACCTGCGCGGCGCGACGAGCTTTACGCCGGCCGGCAGCGCTTCGACGGACGTTTCCGCCCGGCTGCGGCTGATCGGCAGCGCCAGCGCCGGCAAGATTGGCGGCACGGCGGTGCTGGGCCAGCTCGCGCCGCGCGGCGCCGGCGCCAGCGTGAAGATCGGCAGCACCGCCGCCGCCGGTCGCCTGAGCGCTCGCGGCACTGACGTCGCCGCCAAGACCGGCACTGCCGACCAGGCTGGTGTCGCGCGGCTGCGCGGCGCCAGCACCTTCACGCTGTCCGGCGTCGGCTCGACCGATGTCAGCGCGCTGCTCCGGCTGCGCGGCAGCAGCTCGGCGGCCAAGCTGAGCGGCACCGCAACGCAGGGCCAGCTGGCCGGGCGCGGGGCGGCCGCCGGCGCCAAGATTGGCGCGGGCACTGCTGCCGGCCGCGTGGACGCACGCGGCGCGGAAGATGCGGCGAAGATCGGCATCACCAGCGTTGCGGCGCGCATGGCGCCGCTGGGCAGCTCTAGCTACTCGCGCGAGGGCAGCGGCGCTACCGCGGTGGCCGGCGCGGTGCGCCTGTTCGGCGCCACCAATGCGGTCAAGATCGGCGGCACGGTTATCGCGGGCCGGCTGAGCGTTCGCGGCAACATGCAGACGGCGGTGGATTTTGCGCTCGACCTGCGCTATGTGGTGCGCGCCCTGCGGCGCGGCTGGGACGCACGCCGGCTGGGCACGTGGGACGCACGCCGGTTGGGCGCCTGGGACGCACGAGAACGGAGAGAGTGACATGGCGGTGACGACTTCCCCCAAGACGCCGGCCGAGCGCGTGCCGGTGCAGTTCTGGTTCGACTACGTACTGCCGGACGACGATGCCATCTACACGGCCTCCACGGTGGTCGAAGCGGTGGTGGTGGGCACCGACCCGAACGCCGACACGATCCTCGATGGAGCCACGGCGATCAGCGGCCAGAAGGCGGTGCAGTGGATCGTGGGTGGCGTGGCAGGCGTGAGCTACCGCTTGCGCTGCACGATCATCAGTACGCAGGGCCGCAAGTTCGAGGCGCGTGCCGTCCTGCCCGTGCGCGCCCTGGTCTAGCGGTGGACCTTGCCGACCAAGCGCAGCGCTGGGAAGACGCCGAGCGCGAACTGGCGCTGGCGCGGGCGCGCGGAAAGGCGGCGGCAGCGGCCGGTCTAGGAACCGCTTCCGCCTTGGAATGCGATGCCTGCGGCGACACTATTCCGCCGGGGCGCCGCCTGGCCATAACGGGGGTTCGCTTATGCACGCACTGTGCGAACGCGGTGGAGCGCTACGGACGTCTGCGCGGGTAATGAGCCAAACCATGAATGACGAGAAGCAGGCGCTGATCATGCTGGGCCGGATCGAGGGCCAGCTGCAGGCGCAGGCGCAGGCGGCGCGCGACGTGGTGACGCGCATCGCCAGCCTGGAGGACAAGATCAACGCCCGGCTCGAGCACCAGGACGGGCGCATCCGGGCGGTGGAGCTGGACCAGGCGCGCGCCACGCGCCACGGCGCGTGGGGCGGCACGGCCGCCGGCGGCGTGATCGTGGCGGCGATCGAAATCGTGCGGCAGATGTTCAAGACTGGCAGCTGATGGCCTACAAGGCAGCCACCATCGCGCAGGTGCGGGCGCACTTCGTGTACGACCGCTGGAACCTGCACCAGATCGCGCGCAAGGTGCGGATCAGCTACAGCACGCTGAGCCGGCTGAAGAGCGTGGCCAAGCGCAACGGCGACGACTGGGACAAGGCGCGCGTGGCCAACACAATCGCCGGCGAGGGCGCGCAGGCAGTGGCGGTGAAGTTCATGGAGGACTTCATGATGCTGCTCAACACCACCATCGACGACGTGAAGCGGCGCGAGACGGACCTCAAGCCGCAGGAGCGCGTGGACGCGCTGGCGCGCCTGGCCGACGCTTACAACAAGGCGATGGCGGCGGTCAAGCGAACCTTGCCGGATCTGAGCGAGCTGGCGGTGGCGATGGAGGTGCTGCAGCACCTGGCGAAGTTCGTGCAGAGCAAGTACCCGCAGCACGCCGGCGCGTTCTCCGAGATCCTGGAACCGTTCGGCGCCGAGCTGGCGAAGAAGTTCGGGTGATGGACGCGGCCGAGGCGCTCGTCATGTTCGCGGCGTTGGCCGGCAGCGGCTTCGCGTTCGGCCGAGCCGTGGGCTACCTGCTGCGCGCGCTCGGCGTGGCGCTGGACTAGGCCGTGAAGAAGGCCGCCGAGTTCAAGCAGCAGCTGGCGCTGCTGGCCATGCAGTTCCGGGCGCAGATCGAGGCCGAGGTGGAGGGCTTCGAACCAGACGCCGAGGCGATGGGTAAGCGGCGCGCGCGCGCTGAGCACGACTATCGCTACTTCGCCGAGACCTACTTCCCGCACTACCTGAAGGCGGCGCCTTCCGCGCTGCACCTGGCGCTGTACGACCTGCTGCCGAAGATCGCCGCCGGCCGCGGCCACCGGGTCGCGATCGCCGCGCCGCGCGGCGAGGCCAAGAGCACGCACTGCTCGCAGATCTTCCTGGTGTGGGTGGCGCTGTACCGCAAGCTGCACTACCCGGTGCTGATCATGGACGCCTTCGAGCAGGCGGCCGAGATGCTCGAGGCGGTGAAGGCCGAGCTGGACGCCAATCCGCGTCTGCTGATGGACTTCCCGCATGAGACCGGCGAGGGCAGGGTATGGAAGGCGGGCGTGATCGTCACGCGAACGGACGTGAAGATCGAGGCCTTCGGCGTGGGCAAGCGCATCCGCGGCCGCCGCCACGGCCCGCACCGGCCAGACCTGGCGGTGCTGGACGACGTGGAGAACGACGAGAACGTGCGCCAGGTGGCGCAGCGCGACAAGACCGACAAGTGGATCAAGCGCACGGTGCTGCCGCTGGGCGGCGCGGACGACAGCATCAACGTGCTGCACATCGGCACCGTGCTGCACATCGACAGCGTGTTGGCGCGCAACCTGGCCAACCCCGGCTGGCGCACGCTGCGCTTCCGCGCGCTGGTGAAGATGCCGCACCGGATGGACCTGTGGGACAACTGGGAAGAGACCTACCTCAACACGCCCGGCGAGCCGGAGGACAAGGAAGCCGCCGCGCACGCCTTCTACGTCGCGCACAAGCGGGCGATGGACGCCGGCGCCGAGGTGAGCTGGCCGGCCATGCGCACGCTGGAGGGCCTGATGCTGCGGCGGGCGCGCGACGGCCATGCCGCGTTTGACTCCGAACTGCAGAATGACCCCGGCGCCGAAACGCGGTTCTTCGTCGGCGTGACCTTCTGGGTCGACCGCCGCAAGGACTGGGTGTTCTACGCCGCCTGCGACCCCAGCCTGGGCAAGCGCGGCGGCGTGACGGGCGACCCGAGCGCCATCCTGGTGGGCGGCATCAACCGCGCCACCGGCCGCAGCGCCACCGGGCGCGTGATCCTGGACGTGGTGGAGGCCAGCATCGCGCGCCGGCTGCCGCTGAAGATCATCGCCGACATCATCGAGATGCAGCGCGAGTATCGCTGCGCGATGTGGGCGTTCGAGACGGTGCAGTTCCAGGAGTTCCTGCGCACGCAGTTGATCGACTACTCGGTCAAGGCCGGCGTGCCGGTGCCGGCGCGGGCGGTGCTGCCGCACGCCGACAAGGACCTGCGCATCGAGAGCCTGCAGCCTTTCGTGGAGACCGGCGTGATCCGCTTTCACCCCGGCCTGACCACGCTGCTGGCCGAGCTGCGGCATTACCCCGAGGGCGAGCACGTGGACGGCCTGGACGCGCTGGAGATGCTGTTCAAGGTCGCGGTGAGCGGCGAGGCGGCCGGCGTCACCGTGCCGGACGTGGGCAGCCGAGCGCAGGCGGCGCGGCAGCGCGCCGGGCGGATGTTCGGCGGCGAGGCCGCCCGGATGGCCGGGCGGAGGGCGGCGTGATGCAGCGCAAAAAACGAAAAGCGTCAGAACGGCCCAGGATCGATTTTCCGGGTCGGGTGGCTACCTCCCTAGCGGGCGGCCCCCGATCGTCGATCCTGAGCGGTTTTTACATGGGTTTTACGGGGTTCTTACCGCCGGGGGTAGCCGGCATCGGCGTCCGGGCCGCGAATCGACTGTAAAAAAGCGGAGGAACCGATGCTCGACCGACTGCTGAACTGGTTCGCCGGCGCCGCCCCCGCTGCGGCCGGCAACGTGGCGCCGGTGCGCGAGGCCCTCGGCGTGACCATCGACGCCGACGAGGACCAGTGGCGCGCGCTGACCGGCAACGCCAACCGGGACCTCAGCCCGCTGGACCAGTCCCGCATGCAGAAGATCGCGTCCTGGCTTTGGGAGCGCAACCCGCTGGCCAACCGGCCGATCGAGCTGGTGGTGGCCTACCTGCTCGGCGAGGGCGTGCGTCTGACCTGCAAGGACAAGGAGGCGCAGAAGCTGCTCGACCGCTTCTGGCGCGACCCGATCAACGCGATGGACATGCGGCTGGAAAGCATGGTGCGCGAGGGCGAGCTGTACGGCGAGCAGTGCTACCCGGTGTTCGTCAACGATCAGGATGGCCATGTGCGGCTGGGCTATCTGGACCCGCAGCTGATCGAGACCGTGGTGATGGACCCGGACAACCCGAGCCAGCCGATCGGCGTGGTGACGGTCAAGGACAAGCAGGGCAAGGCGCGGCGCTACAAGGTGATCCTCGGCGCCGGCGAGGCCGAGAGTGACGAGCGGCTCTTCACCAAGCGCACGGTGGCGATCCGCGACACGTTCGGCGACGGCGCGTGCTTCTTCCTGCGCCGCAACCATCTGCTGGGCGGCAAGCGCGGCCGCAGCAGCCTGCTGGCGCAGATGGACTGGGTGGACGGCTACGACGAGTTCCTGTGGGGCGAGCTGGACCGCGCGCGCGACCTGCGCACCGTGCTGTGGGACGTGAAGGTCACCGGCGCCACCGAGGAGGACCTCAAGGCCAAGGCCGCCGCCGCCGGCGTGCCCAGCGGCCGCACGATCCGCTTCCACAACGAGAACGAGGAGTGGACCGCCCGCACCGCCGAACTGCAGGCCGGCGAAGGCGACACGATCAGCCGCCTGTTCCGCAACCACGTGCTCGGCGGCTTCACGGTGCCGGAGCACTGGTTTGGCGGCGGCGGCGACGTCAACCGCAACGCCGCCAGCGAGATGGGCGAGCCCACCTTCAAGGTCTTTACGCAGAAGCAGCGCGCCTGGAAGGCGTTCCTTGAGCTGATCGGCCGCTACGTGCTGGCGCAGGCGGCCGACAAGGGACGCCTGAAGGGCTACGACCCGGAGGACGAGGACTACCAGGTGGTGGCCGAGTTCCCCGAGCTGACGGCGCGCGACACCACCAAGTACGCGGCAGCGGTGCAGCAGGTGGCGGCGGCGATGGTGGTGCTGATCGGCCAGGGCCTTTTGTCCGAGGAGACGGCGCTGCGCGTGGTGGGCATGTTCGCGCAGCAGCTCGGCGTGCAGATCGACGCCAAGGCCGAGCTGGAGGCGGCGCGCAAGGAGCGCGAGGACCGCGAGGCGCGCGAGCGCGATCTGTACGGGGCGCCGAACCTCGACGCCGGCGACGACGGCACCGGCGGCGAAGGTGGCGCCGACAACCGGCCGCGCGTGCCGGGCATGGCGCGGGCGCCGGCGCAGGGGGCGGAAGATGCGCGTGAGGCGTTCGACCCGCAGCAGCCGCGAGTGCCGGCGGGCAATCCTGAGGGGGGGCAGTGGACGGACGAAGGGACCGGGGTTGCCGCAGGAGGGTCGGCGCTAGCCGAAGACGGGCCGCCGACCGGCGGCATGAAGCTGAATGTCTGGGAGCACCCGTCCACGGGACAAACGCGCCTCTATGTCGACAACGCGCTGCCGGCCTGGGAAGGCAAGGTCTACATCGTCGACGGCGGGAGCACCGGAAACTACGATCCGGGCTTCCCGGAGATCGTGGTGCAGCCTGCGGCAGGTGTGTACATGTCCAGAGCGAGTAAGGACGCGATTGTCGATCGTGTGGCGGCGGGCTTCGGGAATCCCGCCAAATTCAGCGGCTATTTTGCCCAGGCAAGCATGCGGGCAGCGCGTGGCGCGGAAGCGGGGGCGAAGGTCTACCTCAACGTTCCGTATGCGATGAAGGACATCGCCAAAGGCGCGGGTGCCCGGTGGGACCGCGACCGCCGCAGCTGGTATTACCAGGGCGCCGCGATCCCGGCGGCTTTAGGCCAGTTCAAGGAAGCCGCGGCGCCTGATGTGCACCCGGACGGCCCCGAAGACGAGCCGAACTGACCGCGGCTCGCTATGCCTGTAGTGATTGTCTTAACGTATGCTCGATGGTGTCGAGGCGCTGCGCGCGCTTGTGCGTCAGCTGCTGCAGTTCGGCGTATAGGGCGCCTGGCACGTCATGCGTGCCGGCTGCCCAGCGGCGCATGGTGCGATCCGAGACGCCTAGATCACGGGCGAGCGCCGACTGCCAGCGCTCGCCGTACAGCGCCTCGCCGCACTCGACGAGCAAACGGTTCATTCGCTGTAGATGCCGTGGCGCGCTTCGTCGCGCCGCGCATTGTGCGCAGCCAGCTCGGCCTGGGCCAGCGTGTACGGCGCCCGGCCCTCGCACAGCAATTGCTCGCTGCCGTCGGCGTAGCGGATACGCACATCCCATCCGCCGGTGCCGCGCTCGCTCATCCAGCGGTCACCGCGACGCTGCACAGGGGTGATCGACTTGATCTGCTTGCTCATCGTGGCCTCCTAGCCAACCGGCGCGGGCCTGAGTGCCCTGCGCATGTCCGTAAGGTAGGACATGCTCCGCCGTTTGTCAAGCACGAGGCCCCATGACCGAAGCCGAACGGCGCCGCGCTTTCCAGCGCGAGCGGGCGCGGCGCCTGCGGGAGCGCACGCGCATCGTGCGCGACACGCGGGCCGAGATCCTGGCGCAGCTGAAGGACGCCGAGCAGCAGATCCTGGTCGCGCTGGCGCAGCAGCCGTCCGAGGCCGAGGCCTGGCGGCTGCAGGCACTCCAGAGAGAAGTGCGGCGCGCGCTCGAGGAGTTCAGCCGCGACACCGGGCCGCTAGGCGCGGCCGGGCTGGAGCGCGCCTGGCGCGCCGGCGGTGAGCTGGTGGAGGCGCCGCTGCGGGCGGCCGAGATCGCCATCGAGGGCGTGCAGGCCATCAACACGCGTGCGCTGGAAGCGATGCGCGAGTTCCTGACGGAGAAGATCGTCGGCATCGGCGTGGAGGCGGCCAACCGCATCAACGCCCAGCTCGGCCTGGTGGTGATCGGCGCGCAGCAGCCGTCTGATGCGGTGAGCGCGGTCAAGGAGATCCTGGGCGGCACCACGCGGCGGCGCGCGATCACCATCGTGGCCACGGAGCTGAACCGCGCCTTCGGTGCGGCCGCCTACGCGCGCCTGGCCGAAGTGGCGGCGCGCGTGCCGGGCATGCGAAAACAATGGCGGCGCAGCGGCAAGCTGCATGCGCGCCCCGAGCACGACGCGGCCGACGGCCAGGTGCAGCCGTGGGACGACCCGTTCACTTTCAGCGGCAAGGAAGGCAAGTACACGCTGCGCTACCCGGTGGACCCGCAGGGGCCGGCGCACGGCACGATCAACTGCGGATGCACGCTGCTGCCGGTGCTGCCGGAATCCTCCGGCCTGGTGCCCACGCTGCCGCGCAAGAAGCCGTTCACGGCGGCCGAGATCGCCGGCGACCAGTTCAAGGCGGATCTGGCCGACAGCGCGCCGGTGCGGGGGCGGCGGTGACCGGGTTTGGCAACAGCGGCACGGCCGATCGCGTGCTGCAGTGGCTTGCCGACGAGCAGGCCGCGCGGCCGACGTGGCGCGAAGACTTCCGCCACGCCTGCGAGGTGCGCCACGTGGTGACGCTGGAGTTCGATGCGCGTGCGGCCTACCTGGCCACGGTGCTGAAGAAGCGCGGCGCCGAGGCGCACACGCGGCTGGCGTGCGACGTGACCGATGCGCTCAATGCCGGCGCGAGGCGCCAGGCGCGGTGCGATGCCGATGCGATGGTCAGCGCATCGCGCGGCGGCGAGTAGTCGAGAGGCGCCGGATACGCGACCTGATCTGACCGACTGCATGGGCGTGCCTCGGCCGCTGGCGCGCGATCAGGCGCTCGGACGGGTGTCGGCCCGTCCGCAGCAGGAAAAGCTCCCACGCAGCGGCGTCGAGGTTCCTCGCGCCGCTTTCGGCGTCCTGCCACGCTGAAGGCGGCGCGCGCCTGCGGGTCGCGCGGCGGCGCGTAGTCGCGCGGGGCCGGGTACATGGCCAGCAGCGCGGCGGTGCACAGTGGTGCAAGGTGGTGCACGGCGGTGTAGGGCATCGGCGCATTCTGCAAAGCGCGCTTGAAACTTGCAGTCGCTGATTCACGCTGCCGCGCGCGCCATTGACGCCGCGGCCGCGCGGCCGTAGCCTGATCGTTTGCGCCCTGCCCTCGGTTCCCGAGGAACCGCTTCCGCCTTAGCTGCGGCGCGCCCCTCCTTTCAAATCCCTCCGGTTGCCGCGCCATGCGGCGCAGCGTGCAACGCACCGGAGGCAATGTGCCCGATCCCAAGAAAGAACTGACCGCGGCCGACGTGGCCAAGATGGTCAAGCGCACCGTGGTCGAGAAGGACGCCGACGCCGGGCTGGTCGAGAAGCAGGTGGCCGTGAGCCGCGCCGAGGTGCTGGCCTGGCGCGACTACGGCGACCGCGTGGTGGTGATCACCACCGACGGCCAGAAGCTGACCGGCAAGGCGGGCTGAGCGGCATGACCGAGCGCGCCGTCGAGGCATACAACCCCGACCAGCCGCGTGTGCCGGCGGGGTCGCCGGAGGGAGGCGAGTGGACGACCGATGGCGGCGCCGCGCCGTTCTCACTCGACATGACGGAAAACGACTACGGCGCTATCGCTGGGCACACCGAAAAGCTGACGGACCACACTGGCGGCGAGGCAACGTTGTCGAAGGCGCGGTACGCGAAAGGAATGATCGCGGTCCGTATCAACGACGGCGGCGGCATGAAGAGTCGCGCCGAGCGAATCATGGACGGGCTGGGCGCTCGATACAGCCACCGCGAGAACGCCTACATCCTGTCGCCGGCAAAGGCGGAGCGCTTTGTCAATCTGTACCGCCAAGGCTTTGACGGCAGTTCGTTTGCCGGCTCGCTTCTTCCTCCCGGTGCGACCACTGGCGTGATTTCTGGGCAGCGGCGCTCCGAAGTGTTCGGTGCCTACTCGTTCGATAAGCCGGCCTACGCCTATTTCCAAGGCGACAACATCGCCACGTGGTCAGCGAACAAGGGCGCGCTGCAGCGGGCGATCGACAAAAAAGGCCTCCGGGGGGGGCACATTCTCAAGGTCATCAAGGACAAGAAATGGGACGCGCTCATCATGCGTGAAGCCGACGACGTAGACGCCGATCCCTCTGACGACGGGGTGCGCGAAGTCGACGGCGCGGTCCTGACCGAAGCCCGCCGCGCGGGCAAGTTCGAGGTCATCGCCATCCGCGCCGGCACGTCCAAGAACGGCAACCACTACTCCGACGCCACGCTGCGCGAGTCGGTGCCGCTGTTCGACAAGGTGCGGGTGTTCGTCAAGTCGGACGCCGAGCACACCACCGGCGGCGGCAAGGACTTCAACAAGCTGATCGGCCGGTTGACGGAGCCGCGCTTCGTCGAGGGTGCGGCGCCCGACCGGGGCGAGATCCGCGCCACGCTGGAACTGATCGAGCCCGAGGGGCCGATCGGCACCAAGCTGGCCGAGGCCTACGGCCGCGGCATGAGCCACCTGTTCGGCCTGTCGATCGACGCCACCGCCAAGACGGCGACCGTGCTGCGCGAGGGCAAGAAGGTGCGGGTGGCCACCAAGTTCGTGAAGGTCTCGTCAGTGGACCTGATCGTCGAACCGGGCGCTGGCGGCGGCCTGGTGCGAGTCGTTGAAGCCGCTGACGACCTCACGGAAACCACGGAGCACGACGACATGAAACTGCGCGAACGCATGTTCGAGGCAATCAAGAAAGCCGCGCCTGCGAAGGCGCAGGCCATCGACATCAACACCATCGGCGACGACGAGCTGGAGCTGGCCTACCGCGAGGCGGTGGCGCAGCCCGCGCCGGCGCCGGCCGCCGGCGGCAACCAGGTGGACATCGAGGCGCGCATCAGCGAGGCGGTGCAGGTCGCCAGCGCGCGCGCCTACGGCACGGCGCAACTGGCCGCCCTGCAGAAGGTGCTGCCGGCGAAGACCCGCGAGCGCCTGATGCGCGAGTTCGCGGCCAACGCGCGGCTGACCGAGGCGGCGGTGGACGAGGCGATCAAGGCCGCGCGCGAGGAGCTGGCGCAGGTGACCGAGAGCGGCCGCGTGGTGCTGCCGGGCGACGTGCAGGTGGAAGACCGTACGTTGAAGATGCAGGACATGCTGGACGCGTTCTTCGACCCGAAGCACAAGAACCACCGCGACGTGCGCTCGTTCAAGGAGTGCTACATCGAGATCACCGGCGACCGCTTCGTGACCGGCCGGCTGGAGAACGCCGACCGCTCGCGCATGACGGAGGCGATCGCCAGTACCACCTTCGGCGAGGCGCTGGGTGACTCGATCACCCGCCGCATGGTGGCCGAGTACAACGCCGCCGCCTACCCGGACATCCGGCAGGTGGCGAACGTGGTGCCGGTGATGGACTTCCGCACGCAGCGCCGGCCGCGCATCGGCGGGTACGGTGACCTGGCGGCGGTGGCCGAGGCGGCCAACTACGCGGCCGTCACCTCGCCGACCGACGAAGAATCGACCTACGCCGCCACCAAGCGCGGTGGTCTGGAGAGTATCTCGCTGGAGGCGATCAAGAACGACGACGTCGGCGCCATCCGCCGGGTGCCGGTCAAGCTGGGCCGCGCCGCGCGCCGCACGTTGTGCAAGTTCGTGTTCGATTTTTTCCGGACGAACCCGACGGTGTACGACGCGGTGGCTTTCTTCCACGCAAGCCACAACAACCTCTTCACCACCGCGCTGGACGCGGCGCAGCTCTCGGCGCACCGGCTGGCGATGCTCAAGCAGACCGAGATCTCCAGCGCCGACCGGCTCGGCATCGCGCCGCGCTACCTGCTGGTGCCGCCCGACCTGCAAGAGACGGCGGTCAACCTGTTCAACCGCAACACGAACAACGACAAGACGTTCCAGCAGACCTGGAACATGGTCGTGATCGCGGTGTGGTACTGGACCGACGTCAACGACTGGTGCGCGGTGGCCGACCCCAACGACATCCCGACCATCGAGATCGGCTTCCTGGACGGCAACGAGGAGCCGGAGCTGTTCGTGCAGGACATGCCGAGCG